GACCTCGAGGCCGAACATGGTGATTGACCGAGACATCATCCGCGACATCATCCGACGCATCCAGTCGGCCGAGGAGGCCGCGCAGCGCCGGCTCGACGCGGAGCTGGCCCGCAAGATCGAGCTCGAGGCCCGCCAGTCGTGGGGCGGATGCAAGGTGCACGTCCCGTCGCGCCCGTGCGCGGTCGAGCGCGCCGAGCGTGTCGAGCGGGCGTACCTCGAGGGACACCGTGTCGCCGACATCGCCGCGGCCGAGGGCGTGACGACCCGCACGGTGCTCAACATCGTCCGTCGCACGAGTAGGTGAAAAACGCGGGTGGAAATTTCACCCCCTGGTCGGGCTCAATAGGCCATGGCCACGCCCACCACTGAGCCAGGCTCCATCGTGGCTGGCGACACAGCCAAGTGGCTGCGGTCGCTGGACGAGTACCCCGCATCGCAGAGCTGGGTGCTGTCGTACACGCTCGTCAGCGCGGCGCAGCGCTACACCTTCACCGCGACGGCCAGCGGCGACGACCACCTGGTCAACGTGGCCGCCACCACGACGCAATCGTGGGCCGCCGGCACCTACAGCTGGGTCGCGCGCGTCTCGAAGGCCGGCGAGGTCTTCACCGTCGGCTCGGGAACGATCGTCGTGCGGCCGTCGTTCGGCGCTGCCGTCGACGCGCGCAGCCATGCTCGCAAGGTGCTCGAGGCGATCGAGGCGGTGCTCGAGGGGCGCGCAACCAGCGAAGTCGCCCAGTACGAGATCGCCGGCCGGTCGTTGCGCTACATCGAGCCGGCCGAGCTCCTGAAGCTGCGCGACCGCTATCGCGCCGAGGTCGCACGCGAGGACGCGGCGCAACAGGTCGCCGCTGGGCTGCCTGACAGTCGCCGCGTGTTCGTGCGCTTTGCCCGCTGAGGTCTTCTGATGGCACGACCTGGACTGGCGCAGCGATGGCGCGCCCGGCTGGCGCAACTGATCGCGCCGCCGCCGACGCCTCGCCGCCTTGGCATGCGCCGCTTCGACGCGGCGCGCATCGATCGCCTCACGGGCAACTGGCTGGCGACCTCGGCATCGATCAACGAAGAGCTTCGCACCGACCTCGACAAGCTGCGGATGCGCGGCCGCGACCTGGTCAAGAACAACGACTACGCTCGCAAGTTCGTGTCGATGTGCCAGACCAACATCGTGGGCCCCGACGGCTTCAAGCTGCAGGCGCGCATTGAGAACCGGCCGGGCGTGCCGGACGGCCTCGCCAACGGGGCGATCGAGGCCGCCTTTGCGGAGTGGGCGCGTGCTGCCGACATCACCGGCACGATGAGCCTGCGCGACCTTTGCGAGACGCTGATCGGGCAGCTGCCCTCCGACGGCGAGTTCCTCGCCAAGTTCATCCGCGGCCCGGAGGCGGGCAACCGCTTCAACTTCGCGGTGCAGCTCATCGACGTCGACCGCATCGACACCCAGTACAACACGACCGCGACCGGCACCGGCAACCGCATCACGATGGGCGTCGAGCGCGACACAGCCGGCCGGCCGGTGGCCCTGTGGCTGTTCGATGGCCACCCGAACGACGGGCCCAACAGCTCGAGGACCCGCGTGCGGGTCAGCACCGACGACGTGCTGCACCGGTTCAAGGTCGTCACACCGGGTCAGGCGCGCGGCGTGCCGTGGATGGCGCCCGGGATGCTGAGCCTGCATCACCTGGGCGGGTTCAAGCTGGCGGCGCTGCTGGCGGCCGAGCACGGCGCGAACCACTTCGGCTTCTTCCACAGCCCGGACGGCGTCAGCCCCGTCGGGGCTGTCGACGAGGAGGACCAGCCGATCACGACCAGCCAGCCGGGCACCTTCGACACGCTGCCGCCGGGCGTGACCTTCACGCCGTTCGAGTCGAAGTACCCGTCCGACAACTTCGGGCCGTTCGTGAAGGTGACGCTGCAGAGGATCGCCTCTGGATGGGGCGTGGCCTACCACTCGCTGGCCAACGACCTCGAAGGCGTGTCGTTCAGCTCCATCCGCAGCGGCACGCTCGAGGAGCGCGATCGCTGGGCCGCAGACCAGAGCTGGTTCATCGGGGCCTTCCTCGAACCGCTGTACGCGGCCTGGCTGCAGCAGGCGCTGCTCAGCTCGGCGATCGTGCTGCCCAACGGCAGCGCCCTCCCGGCGGCCAAGATCGACAAGTTCCAGGCGCACGAATGGCAGGGGCGGCGCTGGGAGTGGGTCGACCCGAAGACCGACATGGAGGCGAAGATCCTCAGCGTGAAGGCCGGCTTGATGGCCCCGCAGGATCTTGCCGCGCAGATGGGCTACGACTTCGACGCCACGCTGGCCAAGATCAAGGCCGCGCAGGAGCTGGCCTCGTCGTATGGCGTCGCGCTGCATGCCTACGACGGCGCGCCAGGTGCCGTCCCGGCCGCGCCCGATGCGCCGGCCGATGACCCCGCTGCCCGCGATGCGGCGCCGACCGAGGTCGCGCTCGCCATCGACACGGCCAACCGCGCGATCGAGGCACTGCGGGATCGGCCGGCGCCGGCCGCCGCGCCGGTCTCGGTGCACCTGGGCATCGATCGCGAACAGGCAGCCGGCATGGCGCGCGAGCTCGAGCAGCTGCACCGAGCCACGCTGCAGCAGATCAGAGAGGACGTCCAGGCCATGCCGATCGTCATCCCCGCGCCCGTCGTGAACGTGGCCGCGCCCGTCGTCAATGTCGCGGCGCCCGAGGTCACGGTCGAGGCCAACATGCCGCCGCCCGAGGTCGTCGTCAATCACCCGACCATGGCCATCCAGACCGTCGAGCGCAACGACGCCGGCGACATCCTTCAGACCACAACCCGGTACGCCTGATGTCCGACAACACCGCGCTGAACCCAGGCACCGGTGGCGACCTGATCGCCACCGACGAGCTGGTCGCCGTGAATGGGCTGCCTGCCGACCCAGGCCTGAAAGTCCAGCGTGTGAAGGTTGGCTTCGGCGGGGACGGGCAACTGCACGATGTCAGCCCTACCGCGCCGATGCCGGTCACCGACGGGGCGGTGCAGGACCTCCTGCTGCGTCTGCTCGGCATCTCCGTTTCGCCGTTCGGCTACGACAAGTCGCTGCAGCGGTATCGCCAGACGGCGGTGATCGAGTCCGGGACAGTCACCACCGTGACAACGGTCACCACGGTCACCACGGTGACCACGGTTGCTGCCGTGAACAACCTGGCGGCCATCGGCGGCTACAACGCGCAGATGCAGGTGCTGGACCAGAACCGCGCCGCGTGGGCCGCCTGCGTGCGAGCAAGGATCACCTGAGATGCCCAACACCTTCAAGAAGGTCATCGACACGCTGGTGTGGCGACAGGTCGCGCCTGCGCCCAACGCGCACGCCGCGGCGGCCTGCCTGGCCTCGGACCTGCGCAACGACGTCAGCCGCAACCCGTTCGCCTATCAGCTCGTCAGCGCTGCGGTCCTGAACCGATTCAACATCGTCACGAAGGCGTGGCATTTCGTGCAGAACCCGGGCCTCGCCGGGACGTTCGGCGCGGGCGCCGCCGCGGCGTTCGTGCCGTCGTTGGGCCTCGTCGGCACGCTGGCTGCAGGAGCGACGACGACCAGCGTCGTGCTGAGCACCGCGCTGCCCACTGCCGTCGGCCTGAACATGCTGGCCAGCCGCGGCGGCTCTGGCGACTTCGGCTTCCGGCTGCGAATCATCGACACGGTGGCCGGCAAGACCGAGGAGCGCTGGATCACCGGGAACACCGCCGGCACCGCGCCCACCATCAACGTCGGCGCCGCCTTCACGTTCACGCCGGCAACCGGCGCGCGCTACGAGATCCTGGGCGGTCGGCTTTTCATGCTGGGCGCCGGCACGACCGCCGCGAACATCTGGCGGTCGTTCGAGGTGGCGAGCAACACGCTGTCCACCGGACTTTCGACGACCGGCTTGCCGGCCACCATTGCCACCGACTCGGCAATCGCCGTGCTCGACGAGCTGTACGTGCCCTACAACCACGCCCCGGGCGAAGGGATGGTCAAGGGCTCGTTCCTGTACGACACCGGCTTGAACGCGCTGAGCGCAACCGGTTCGGCGGCGTCCACACTCACCGGCCAGGCAAGCGGCGGCGACGCGGTCATCGCGGCCAACGAGTACCGGAACTTTCAGATCCGGATCGTGCAGGACACGGTCACGCCGGGCGCTGTCGGTCAGCGACGGATCATCGCCTCGCACACCGCGGGCCCCTCGCCGGTCTTCACGCTCGGCACCGCCTGGACGACGCAGCCGAGTTCGAGCGCCAAGTACGTGATCGAGCAGCCCAACCTGCTGCTGCTGCGATCAAGCGCCACGACGACGGTCTACGCGTGGAACTACACCGACGCGACCATCAACAACGGCACGAACAACATCCCGGCGAACAGCTGGTCGACCACCTACTTCGGCGCGGCGCCGGCGGCCAACGCGGCCGGCGGCATCTGGGCGCCGTCGTTTGGCATCCAGCCCGACTCCGGGCGCAACGCCAGGCACAGCTTCAACTACTTCTTCCGGGGCGGCGCCGTCACGCTGGACGTGCTTGACATCGCCGGCTCGATCACCGGCACCTGGACTGGCGCGATCACCTACGACGGCAGCACCACGCTCGGCACCGGCACCAGCGGCGTCTACTCGCCCTTCGGCAGCGAAGGCCGCATGACCTACATCAACGCCTACACGGCGTCGGCCATCTCGCAGATCTTCCGGTTCGATGCCCAGAACAGGGTGCTGTCGCCCTACGCGCCGACCGACTTCCTGCAGGCCGGAACGGCGGCTGTCGGCAACCGCATGGCGGCGTACTGCGCGATCGACGGCACCGACAAGTACGACGTGGTTCTCCTCAACGCGCACCTCTCCACGGTGACGCAGGAACTGGTGGTGCTCGTATGAGCCTCGAAGACCTGATCCGGCTGCTCGAGGCGCGCCTGGCCGCGCTGAACACCGCGATGGCCACGGCGACGTCGGTGGGTGACCTCGCGCGGATCGGCCAGCTCGAGGTCGAGGTGGTGACCACGCAGGACACGCTGGATCGGGTGCGTTCGCTGCTCGGGTAGCCATGCTGCTGCCCCTGCTGCTGAACAACCTGCTGGCTCAGCAGCCGCCCGAGCCGCAGCCAGCCTCTGGTGGCGGCCGTGCGCGCCGGTCGGTGCACTGGATACCGTTGAGCCCGCAACCAGGGCCGAGCAACCCCGACGCGCCGATCCGCCGGCGTCGTCGCGATGACGAGCTGATCGCGCTGTTCAAGCCCTGAGAGGTGAAAAAGTGGGGTGGAAATTTCACCCCCCGGTCGGGCTCAATACCCTCATGAGCCGCGCCGCCAAACTCCCCGCCAAGCTCGAGCGCGCTTTCGCCGTCGAAAGCCGCGCCGTCGACGAGGCCAACCGCACCGCCACGCTGGCCTTCGCCTCCGAGCTGCCGTACGAGCGCTGGTGGGGCGTCGAGATCCTCGACTGCACGGCGCCCGCCATGCGGATGAGCCGCCTGACCTCCGGCGCGAACCTGCTGGTCGATCACGACATGCGCGACGTCGTTGGCGTGGTCGAGTCGGTCTCGATCGACGCGGACCGCGTGGCCCGCGCGACCGTGCGCTTCGGGCGCAGCGCCCGCGCCGAGGAAGTCTGGCGCGACGTCGTCGACGGGATCCGTCGCAACGTGAGCGTCGGCTACATGATCCACAAGGCCGTGC